GGTTGGGATACTTTCTTTGAGTTGAATTGTGAATGGCAAGTCATGATGGATAAAACCAAGATGGCACACGCTATCTCCATGAATTGGTGGTCTGACTTAGTAAAATTTGACAGACAATTTATGTCTCGATGGCTAAATTCACCGCTAAAAAGTCTATACTATTCTTTACAGGTCATGCCAGATACGCAAGATAAAACAGACGTATATTCCGCTTTAGGTGATACCGATGTTGACGAGTATCTCAGTGAAATTTTGACCGATGATAACCCAATAACTTGCGATTGTGCAGAATGAGAAAGCATCCATATCAGCAGCTTCTAGAAAGGAAGCGCACTTGGACACCCGTGCGTCCAACAGCAGGAAAACTGAAGGAAGGTTCTGAAGAGACTATTAAACGTGCTCTAGCTATAAGGCATCTTGAATTGCCAGTAGGAGAGTTTATTAAAGAAGCTCTTGAGGATATTCCAGAGCTATCTAGAGAACTTCTAGAGGACAATGTGCGTGATGAGGATAGGCATGATATAGCGCTCAATTATATTGCCTCAGCTCACGGTGTAGATGAGAAAGCTGAAGCGGAAGCTCATAAACTTCAAGCAGCTTGGGATGCTCACCCTGACCACACAGTTTTAAAAGCTCTAACTATTGAGAAGGCTATCTTCTTTGTCTTACTTCCATTTTTTAGATTCAATGGAGACACTGGACTTAGAGTAACCAGTGCAGATATCAGCCGTGACGAAACTATTCACGTAAGTGGTCATAGTCTTGTATGTAAAGAGCTGGGCTTAACACCTAGCCCATCTTTAGATAAACTAAGGAAGGCTACTATTAACTGGGTACTCCAGCCTTTAGGTGATTCTGAGGATCGTTATCTAAACAAAAAGTTTTGGTTAGAACAAAGTGATAACCTCATGTATCGTGGTAAAGCTGAAGGTCTAGCTGATACAAAGAGAGCTAGGGTTCCTGCTTTCTTTGAAACTAGCAATTCCGATTTACCGAGTTACGCATAATGGGTTTATTTAGTTGGGTAAAAAGGACTGTTAAGAACGTTGTTAGGACTGCTTCAAACGTAGTAGGAAACGTAGCTAGAGGTGTTGCAGATGCAGTATCAACTGTAAAGAGAACGGTTGATACAGTTGTAGAAGAAATATCAGGAGCTAGGAAACGTAGAGAGGCTAGGGAAGATTTAGAAAGGGCTGCTGCTGAACAGGCTGAAGCTCAAAAAGCTTATGATACTGCTGCTGCTGATATTAAAAGACAGACAGAGGAGCAGAAAGCTAACCTATCTAAAGCCACAGCAGAGCAAGAAGCAGCTACTAAAGAATCTCAAAGAATAGAAGCTGAAACTGCAGAGAAAACTAGAATTGCTGAACTTGAATCTAAGCGTTTAAGTGCTTCTAGTAGAGTTCAAGCACAAATAGATGCTGCTACAGCAGCTAGACAAGCTCAAATTGCAGAACAACAGGCTGCTGCAGATATACCAGAAGAAGAAGATGATACAGCAAGACCAACTGTTACAAGAACACCTATAGCAACACCTGTTCCTGGGGGTTATGGTGGTACTGAGCCTGGTGCTATTAACCCAACTGGTTTGAATATATGATTCCTATAATTGATGAGCAATTAATTGAATATTTAGAAGAGGCCTATCCAGATAAGGCTCCAGATATTAGTATGGAAGAGAAACAAATATGGTTTAACGCTGGACAGGTGGCGGTTGTACGTCATTTGAAAGATCAGTATAGACTACAAGAAGAAACTAAGTACAACTAAGATATGGCAGAACCTATTACCACCACCGCTATTATTCTTGGTTCCTTAGCTACTGGTGGAGCCACAGTTTACGCAGCTCAAAAAGCTGCAGCAAACGCTAGAAGAGCTGCTGCTCAAGCAAGAGAAGATGCACGTTTAATGCGTGAGCAATCTGATAAAGAGATTGCACAGATGCAAGCGACTGCAAAACAGAATCAATTACAATTTGAAACTAATTTAGCTGAGACTAGGAGGAAAACTCAGTTATCTATTGACCAAGCGAATGTAGCCCAGCAGACGGCACTTAAATCGATAGCACAACAGCGAGGGGCTTCTCAAAGGGCAATACAACAATCAAATTTACAAGGTAGGATTCAACAACAACGTCAAGCTCATAATGTTGGTAGAAAATCTAGAAAGAGAGTTGGTACACCTAGAGCTTTAAGGACTAAAGTGGAGGCTAACTCTGCTTTAGCTATGGGAGGTGGTACTGGAGGTGGTACAACTAAAACTGGTACTGGCGGTCTAAATGTCTAAAAACACAGCTCAGGCTCTTTATAACTTTTTAGAGCCAGAGAAATCTATTTATCTCGATAGAGGTATCGAGTGTAGTAAATACACTTTACCTACTCTTATTACTGAGAATGATAAGAGTAGTGGTAGAAATCTTTATACAAAAATTAATACTACTTACCAGGGGTTAGGAGCTAGAGGTGTAAATCATTTAGCAAGTAAACTTTTAATTGCTTTATTACCTCCAAACCAAGCATTTTTTAGGTTATCTGTAGATGATATGAAGCTCCAAAAGGAGCTAGATAACTATAAAGAAATCCAATCACAGTTTGATCAACAGCTTTCTCTAATGGAGAGAGCTGTTATGAGAGACATAGAGGAGTCAGGAGATAGGACTGCTCTGTTTGAAGCTCTTAAACATCTCATTGTTAGTGGTAATGCGTTATTATATATTGCTGAAAATGGTACTAGAGTCTACCCTCTTAAGTCTTTCTGTTTAAAGAGAGATCCAGAAGGAAATATTTTAGAAGTCGTTATTAGAGAAGAAGTTAGTACTGATGTCTTACCTGAAGGTACAGCTCCTAAGAATGGTGATGGAAAGTTTGTAGATAAAACTACTTTCTTATTTACTCATGTTCAGTGGGATTATAAGAAGGATAAATGTAATTGGTATCAAGAAGTTTATAACAAGAAGATAGGTAAACCTGGCTCTTCTCCTATGGATAAGTGCCCATTCATCCCTTTACGTCTTTTCCGAGTAGCTCACGAAGCTTATGGACGTAGCTTCTGTGAAGACCTCTTAGGGGACCTTAAGTCTCTTGAGTATTTATCTAAATCAATTGTTGAAGGATCTGCAGCAGCAGCTAAAATAATATTCTTATGTAATCCAAATGGAACTACACGACCCGATAGTTTGGCTAGAGCTAGCAATGGTAGCATTGTGGCTGGTAATCCTAATGATGTAGCACCACTACAAATGAATAAGCAGGCCGACCTTACGGTTGCCCTGAATACTATTGCTCGAATAGAACAAAGACTTAGTTTTGCTTTCTTATTGAATAGTGCTATCCAAGCTGGTACTCAAGGACGGGACCGAGTCACTGCGGAAGAGATCAGAATGATTGCCCAGGAATTGGAGACAGGGTTGGGAGGGGTCTATTCCATACTTTCTGTAGAACTACAGCTACCTATGGTTAATAGGAAGATGGCTCTAATGGAACGTCAGGGTCGTTTACCGAAATTACCGAAGGATATTGTGAAGCCTAGAATTACGACTGGATTAGATGCTTTAGGTAGAGGTAACGATAAAGTTAAATTAATAGAATTTATTCAAACCCTAGCTCAAACCTTAGGTCCTGAGGTTATGAGTAAGTTTGTTAATAACCAAGAACTGATTACAAGACTTGCAGCTTCTGACGGTTTAGATACTTACAAGCTAATAAAATCTGAAGAAGAGCTAGTGGCAGAGGAGCAACAACAGGCTATGATGATGCAACAACAAGCTGCAGGGCAGGACCCACAAAATGATCCTGCAAAACAAGCAGCCCTTATCAAAGCAGAAAATGACTCAATCAGGACGGGACAGGAAATTTCAGAGGCCCAAGCAGGAGCCTAAAGTTGTTATTACAGAAGAGGTAGATATTAAACCTCCTAAAGAAGAGAGTGAAATTGAGAGGCGTATTAGAGAACTGAAGGAAAAGAAGCCTCAGATTTACCAAGAATATGTAAATGCTATTGAAAGTCAGAAACGTGCCACAATAGGCTCTGACTTATCTCTTCGTATAGGCTAATTATGGAGTTAAATTCTGGCGATGGCACAGGTACACAGGAAACTGGGCCGTATAACGAAGCGGATCTCGCAATTCTCAAAGAGGGCGATCAAGAACAACCTCAAGAGCAACCACCTCAAGAAGAACTTATCGGGGGTAAATTCAAAACTGCGGATGACCTCCTTGAAGCTTACCAAGCGCTTGAAAAGAAACTTGGAGACCGTTCAGGCTATCAAAGGACTGAAGAGGAATCTAAAGAGGGAACAGAAGAGACTGAGGCGAAGACTGATGACCTAGACGGTGGTCCTATTACTCAAGAAGAGGAGCAGGCTATTCTGGAAAGTGTAGGAGGTAAAGATGCCTTCTCCAAAATACACGAGTGGGCTAAAGGTGCTCTTAATGAAGATGAGCTAACCGTCTATAACAGGGAGGTTGCTAGTGGTGACTACTTCAGGGCGAGGAATGCACTTCAATCTATGGCGTTTGCTTATACCGAAAGTAATGGCTCTGAACCAGACTTAATAGGAGGAAAACTAACAGGTCGTACTACTGATGTATATAGATCTAATCAAGAAGTTATCGAGGCTATGAACGACGAAAGGTATTTAAAAGATGATGCTTATACCAGAGATGTGGAAGAAAAGCTAGGACGTAGTAACGTATTACTTCCTAGATAAGCTAATATTAAAGAAGCTTAAGTATTTATATTGTTGCCTCTGAGGAGATAACAGCAGTGGTGTACTAAGCATTAAGCATTTTAACTATTAAATCGATGCCAGATTTTTCGAGCATCTCCAGGTTAGGTGGCATTAATGGCGCTCAGTATAATGCTGGGTCTGCTGCTGGTAACTACGAAAAGGAGAATGCAAATTTTATGAAAATCTTCTCTGGAGAAGTCCTAACGGTCTTCAATAGAGAAACTATTTTCAAAGATCTAACCCAAAAGCGTACCATCTCATCGGGTAAATCCGCTGAGTTTCCAATCACAGGACGCTTTTCTAGCCGCTACCATCGTCCAGGCGATTGGATAACAGGCCAAGGAAACAAAGGGATGACAGGATCAAAGATTATTACAATCGACGATCTACTCATCGCTGATGCCTCAATTTATGATTTAGATGAAGCCAAACTCCATTGGGACGTTCGTAGCATCTACTCAAAAGAATTAGGTAGGGCACTTTCAAGGGCCTATGACCAGCGTCTAGTCCGTACACTTCTAACAGCTTCCGAGTCTGATGGACGTGTTAAGGATTGGGATTCTAAGAGATTCCAAATCGCAGGTGGTACTGTCAACTCTGTAGCCGCTAACGGAACCGTAACTATAAGTGCTAACTTCGCAACTGCTGAGCTTTCATACTGGGCTGTTGGTGAAAGTGTTTATGGTGAGGATTCAGGTGCTTACGGTGTTATCACTACAGCTCCTTCTAACGGTGCTGCAACATTCGTTATCTCTCCTGTTGGAGCTATTGGTACAGGTACTGATTCAACCTTCAAGGTTGGAGAGCGTCTATTCGTTCTGAACGCACTTCCTGGTGGAACTGCACTAACAACAGGTACTCTTAACGCTACAAGATCTACTCGTGGTGATGAGATTGTTGAGCAGTTCTATATCGCTTGTCAAGCACTTGATGAGAAAGATGCTCCTCGTGAGGGTCGTGTAGCTGTAGTTGGTCCTGGTGCTTACTATGACTTGATTGCTTCTTCTAGAGCTATCAATACAGACTGGAACTCAGGTGGTGGTGCAAACGGATCATTCAAAGGTAACAACGTTCTTAGCGTTGCTGGTTTTGAAATCCGTGTATCTAATCATCTTGGTGATAACGCTTACAACTCAGCTCGTCAGGGCTACATCGGTCAAGCTAACCAAGCTGCTACAACTCGTGGTGAGCGTCCTAACTACATCAATGGTAACGACGGCTCAGACGGTACTGCTGCTGCAGGTACTAATGACTACTGGCAGGATGAGCAAGGCAACACTTCAAGTATTGCTAACTTGTTCGCCCTTTGCTTCACAAAAGAAGCAGTCGGCACAGTGGCTCTTAAGGACCTCAATATGCAGATGACTGGATCTGAGTACAAAGCGATGACTCAGTCCACCATGATGGTTGCTTCCTACGCTGTTGGACACGGTATTCTCCGTCCCGACTGCTGTGTAAGCATCAAGCATGACGGTACTAACCGCTGGTAATTAATTCTCTAATTACGAATACAATAAGGGGAGGCGTAAGTTTCCCCTTTTTGTTTAAATATGGCAACTACTAAATTACAAGCAGTAAATACTCTTCTATCCATTATTGGGGAAGCACCTGTTAACTCATTGGTTCCTCCTTTAACTGGTGACACAAGTCTTGCAGATAGTGTTCTTGATGAGGTAAGTAAAGAAGTCCAAGGCGAAGGTTGGTCTTGGAACACAATGATGTATGATTCCATACCTTTAGATGCTAATGGGCATAGTTCTCTTCCTAGTAATACTCTTGCTGTACGTTTTAATCCAGTCTCTTATCCAACCCAACGGTTTGTATTAAGAGGTATTAAACTTTTTGATCGTGTTAAGAACTCTTATGATTTACGAGGAAGTTTAGGAGTAGCTTTAACTGGGAGTACTACAGATTTAGTAGCTGAAATTATAGAAGAATTAGCTTGGGATGATATACCAGAAACAGGTAAGCGTTACATAATGATTAGATCTGGAAGGATATTTTCTAACAGAGCTATTACTTCAACCAGCATAGAAGCTTATACTCAAGAAGATGAGGAGAATGCTCGTCAGATATTAAAACGTACTGAAGATATGGCACAGAACTATAACTTCATTGCTGGTCCTGATGATTTATACGATGGTCGTGTAAGAACTACCTTTGGTCCTGATATTCTTAACCGCTAATGTCTAAAGAACTTTATAGTCAAATTATTGGTCCACTAAATAAAGGAGTGAATCAACAGGCAGATAGCTTTGTTTTACCAGGCTTTGCTAATTCTCTTGAGAATGCTAACTGTGATCTTGTAGAAGGTCTTAAGAAAAGACTTGGATCAGTTCCAGTAAAAAGGATTGATACTCTTACTAAGAATGCAGGGGGTAATACTTTAGTAGGTACGATTAAATGGGATGAAGCTTGGGTTTATGTTTACAACAGGAGTACCGATGAAAGGTTCATACTTATTATTGCTGATGACAGCAGGACTATTACTAAAACTGTTACTACTGTCAATAACTCTGCGGTGGTTACTGTAACTTCAGGCGGTGTAACTGATTTATTTGTTGGATCTGTAGTAAGTGGTACTAACATTCCTAGTGGATCAAAGATTGTTGAGATTGGTGCAACTACTTTTACTCTGGATAAAAATGCAACAGGTGCAGGCTCTGGTATTACTGCCACTATTGAATCTAACTACACCTTTGCTGCAGGGGTATCCAATGTAGAACCTATTAGTGGAACACTTCCTGAAGTTGTTCCTGTGGAACAGGTTTTTGCAAATGTAACCAGTACTAATCTTGAATACCTTAGAGGTTCAGGTAGAGCTAGAGATAGATTTAGAGCAACATCATTTCAGGATTATGTTTTTATAACTAATATCCAAAAGAAGACTGATTACGATAGTTCAGAAACTTTAACAAGGTATAATATCGGATCTATAAGTAACACCTATCAACCTATAAAAGCTCAGGTATGGGTAAAGCTAGTTGATTACAATACTAAATATTCAGTTGATATAGAACTAGATGACGGAGATAAGATACGTGGTCACTACCAGACACCAAGTCTTACTGACGCTGCTGGAAACTCAAACATAGTTAGCTCTGCCACTATTGCAGAAAAGCTTGTTACTAATACAGATACTGTTACAGGTACAACAACCAATGGTAACTCCACTATTACAAGTGTTAGTACTACCGCTTCTACTGGTGATATATGGAAAATACATGGACAAGAACTCGTTACTGGTACAGGTATACCATCTAATACTTTTGTAGGTACTGTTGATACATCGGCAGGTACTTTTACTCTTGTTAATGAATCAGGTGCAGCAGTAAACGCAACAGCTAACGGTGCTCAAACATTAACTATTAAACACGGTATTGACGATGTAGACATACATAACAAACTAACTTTCACTGTTCAAGATTCTCAAATTTTAATTGGATGTGCTAGTGCTTCTAGATATATAAAAAGCTTTGTAGCCTCTGATGCTAGAGGTAACAGCTTGATGTCTGGTTTTTCTAATCAGGTTACTTCTATTGTTGATCTTCCTACTACATCTTGGGAAGGTTACACAGTACTTGTAGCTCCAGATGGTACAGCAGATAAGAGTTCTTATTATCTGAAGTTTAATGCTGAGAACACTACTGTTGCTGGTACTTATGGTAGAGGTACTTGGGAAGAGTCAGGAGGATGGGGAGCTAGAGGAAAGCTAGACGACAACACCATGCCTCACACTTTTGTTTACTACAGAAACGATGATGGTCTTGTAAGGTTTACGTTTCAACCCTTTAGTGGTAGTAACTATACAGACGGTTCTACTACCATTGCCATACCTGGCTGGGTTGAAAGATTAGCAGGTGATGAAACGGAACAAGAAGGTCCATCCTTTGTAGGGTTTACTATTAACGATATTGTGTTCTTTAAGAACCGATTAGGTTTTATTAGTGGAGAGAATGTAATACTTAGTGAAGCTGGTTCTTACTACAATTACTGGCAACAATCAGCCTTACAGGTTATAGACAATGATCCTATAGATTTAACTGCTGTCAGTAACGACGTTGCTGTACTTAACTATGCTTTACAGCAGCAAGATGAATTAGTTCTTTTCTCTAATGAAAACCAGTTCAGACTTTATTCAGGCGACAACGTAACGTTTAGTCCTGAGACTGCCTCTATAGGTAGGATTAGCTCCATCACTATGGAGTCAAAAGTTAAGCCTCAACAGGTAGGACCTCAAGTAATCTTCCCAGTTAGAGAAGGTGACTTCACTGGGATGCATACATTCATCACAACAGATAGAACAGTAGGAATTAATCTAGGTCAAACCGCTGTTATTACAGAGACAATACCTAAGTACATACCTAAGAATATTGATTCTTTAGCTGTTAGTAGAACTGATCAGTATCTAGTAGCTCTTAGTGGTGATGATCAAGATGCTTTATATGTATATCAATTCTTCTGGGAAGCTACTGGTGGTTCACTAACTAACAGACAGAACGCTTGGTCTAAGTGGACATTTCCTAACAAGTCTATACACTGGTGTGACTTTGTTGAAGGTACTTTGTTTACACTAAATAAGTACACAGAGAATAGTACTGTTAAGTATTACCTCGAAGGTATTAATGCTTCTAGACCTCCTCAAGATGAAAAGGATCTGTTTCTATTAGATAGAACTTTATCTAGTTCTATTACTACAGATTTAGGAGCTGTAACGTTTACCTACAGTGGTCTTACTAATAAAACAACAGTAAACCTCCCCTACTACACCGTTAACCCTAGTCAGTTTGTCATCATCAAAGTTGATAAAACAGATGTTAACGAGGCTGCGAAACGTTGGATTGTGGCTCAATCTGTTCCTGCGGGGGTTAATTCTTTTATTTGTGATAGCCTTGGAGATTTTAGTGGAGCGAACGTTTCTTGGGTCTTTGGGGAGAAAGTTACTTTCAAATTTACTCCTCCTCAGCTCATGCCCTATAGCAAAACTGCGACGGACAATACTTTTATTGGTAATCGTACTGGTCGCCTTCAGTTACGATATGTGGACGTTTACTATAATGATGCACGATACTTCACCATCGACGTGACTCCTGATTTCAGAGATAAGAAAACTTACGAGTTTGATAGAAGAGATCCTCTCAATGCAAATATTGTGTTAAGCCAAGCATCTGACTTTGATGAAAGTAAATTCAGAGCCTATATCCAAAGTAAGAACGACCAAGTTAAAGTAGAAGTAGTAAACGACAGCATTGATCAAGCCAAGTTCGTTGCTTTAGAGTGGACGGGCTTGTACTTTGACGTAGCGAGGAAGTATGGCTAATGGCTACAGACACTACTAAATTATTAAATAACGCTCCTGACATAGGCAAGAAGAACAGGTTTATGTCTCCTGGCATGACAGCAACTCTTGATGCTGGATTTAATATTGCAGCTACTTATTTCGACCATCAGTTTAAGAAGTACGAAACTCAACGTGCTAACGCTGTAGCAGAGCAACAGTATTACAGAGCAAAACTTAATAAAGAGAAAGAGAATTATCGTAACTATGAAGTAGATCTAAGGAACTGGTATAGAGATACAGACTGGGTAGAACAGCGTAGACAATATGAAGAGAAACGTAAGGAGCTTCAAGCTGGGTATAAAGGAGAAGTAACTATTGCAGCTACTCAGAACTTTGAAAGAATGATTGCCAATATTGAAGGTAGGTTCTATGAAGAAGAGGCTAGAGATGTTGTCCAGATGGATTCTATTAGAACTGAATTAATATCTCAAGCAGTTAAGAAGGTAGCTTCTGGACAGGTTGGTAGAACAGTTAAAGCTTTAGGTAATCAGTTTGAGCAACAATGGTTAGCTAATCTCAGTAACCGTAATATTACTCGTAGGTTTAGGATACAAGATAAGGAGAATCAAAAGGTAGCTGCAGACACAGCTAGACAGAACACAGTTAACGCTGTTCAGTTCTACACACCAACACCTATTGCAGACACTGTAAAACCTATGATGCCTCTACCTGTTGAGGGCGTTGCACCTACTCCAGCAATTCAACCTGGAGGTTTAGGAATTAAGATTGCTCAAGCGGGTCTAAAATCCTTTCAAAAATATCAAGATTCACTACCCTCTTATGAAGGAGGTGATGCTCTAAAACGTAACACAGTTTCACTCAGTGACAAATGACAAGTAGCGGCGGTAGAAACCAGTTCCAAATAACTCCTAAGAGATCTCAATTTGAGAACTTAGCAGTTACTCCTGAGAAACCTACTCTTCCTGGAGCACCAGCTCAACCAAATAGAGAGCGATATCGAACTGGTGGGCAGTTATATGATAAATCTTCCTTTCAAACAGATGAAAGATTACAATCTGCTGTTGATGCAATAGAAGAGTTTATAGATCCTCAGACTGGCGGTTGGACTAAATCTCAAGAGATGCTTCTTCAACATTGGAGAACAGAATCTCAAAAGATAGCAAATTCAGTAAGACAGGCAGATTCTTGGTTGGAATCTGTTGATGCTGCTACTAAAAATGCAGAGAGAAATGCTGATGTAGTTAGGCTTTTAGAAAAGAAAGGTGAAATTGAATTAGCTAGAGAGACAGCTTTAAACGATAATACAAACGCTTTTTACTACTGGGATGCGGTTGCTTATGATGCAGGTAGAGATGCTGCAATTACTTTAAGAGATATAGGTATTAAAGATTTAACTCATATAGCTTCTTTAGATGAAACTAAGAGAGGTTTATACATACAGGAACTTGCAGCAGGAGCACTTAAAGGATATGAACATATACCTTCAGCAGCTAGAGCAGCGAGAATAGACCCACTAATGGCTTCTGTTTCTGCTGAATTAAAAGCAGAAGCTAATAGTAGAGCTAGAGAATTTAAAGATGATGTAGATAGGCGTACCTCTACTCAGAAGCTTAGAGGAGCAGTTAGTGAAGCTTCTAAATTAATCTTCGCTGATCAAGATGGTCCATTAGTAGTTGCCAATATAAGAACAGGAATACTTAAACAAAGAGCATTCTGGATGAATGACCGTGGTAAAAGCGGTAGGTTTGCTACTGAACAGTTATCTTTATCAATCCAAAATGGAGATTTATTTGTAGATACAAATCAAGATTCTTGGGATGATTGGGCACAAGCTGGGGTAGGTATAGATGCTTCTTATTTTCTTAAGTCTTTAGATGGGATGAAAGTTATTGATGAGAAAGGGGAGATGATAAACCTATTAGATGCTAGAGATTCAGCGGGTATAAGTATAAGAGATAGGATACGGGAATATGGAAAAAAGCAGTCAGCATTATATACAGCTCATATTAATGCTCAAGAAAAATCTTTAAATGCAATAACAAAAGATTTTCAACGTGACATTATAAGTGATTCTAATGATTGGGGTGCACAGAATCCAAATGCTAGTTATACGCAGATAGAAGAACAAAGAAATAAGGTAAGAAATCAAATTGAAAAAGAGATGGAGAGTAACGGTGCTCTTAAAGACCTATTTGGTGATGGTGATATAGAGAAATTGTTAGATAGGGCTTACCCTCTTGCTCTTGTAGATACACCTCCAGATATGGAGGCAGACATATTAGCAGCAGTTAATCGCTCCATTTGGCTCGATAATGACACGGAGATCCCTCCAGACATCATGCAAATGATGACAACAGAGGATGGTAAGTATTATTCCGTTTATAAGGATGTTCGTAAGCTGTATGGAGATTCAAATAAAGAAGTTTTTAAAAATAATAGAACGAAAGTAAATAACCTTGTTAAGGAAAATATAACCAGTTTAAAGGGTGAATTACCTGTAATACTAAGGGATCATCCAGGTTTAATAGATTTATATAAAGGTTCTAATGAGGGTAAAGCTCACGCAAAAGAATTAGTAGATGTTGCACAAGCTAAAATATTCCCAATATTAGAGCCTAGATTTAAAGAGCTTTTAAGAAATAACTATGTAGCAGCTATAAAAGCTAAGAAAGATATCAATAGTCAAGTAGTACAAAAAGAGATATATAACTCAGCTCTTAACGACCTTAAGAGTGATCCACTTCTAGGTGACATTGACTCATGGATTCAAAAAGTACCAGGAACTAACCAGTACAGACTTAGAAATATAGCCACACCAGATGGTGTAGTACTCAGCTACCCTAACGGTGAGTTTGTACCAGGGCAGATAAACTCACCATCAGGTAATGGTAATAAGGCTAATTTTACATATAGCGATAATGGTTTAAGCGCATCACTGTATTACCAAGGTGAGTTCGTAGGACCAAACGCTAGAAAGAATTTTGATGAATTTACAAGAAAAACTATTCTCATACCTGAAGACCACTTAAAAGCTTGGTCACACGCAAGGACTCTTCTCTCCCAAGGGAAGCCTATACCTGAAGGTCTTATCACTGAAGATATGAGAGAGACTCTAACTAATTTAAGTAGTAGAGCTACTAATGGTGCAGTAGAACCTTGGGAACTCTTAAAAAGATCTCATGAAGTTTTCTACGGTAATACAAAAACTATGGGATTAGATCTTAGTGATGAAGACAATAAGAGTATTTATCAACAGCTAGGCTCTTTAACAGGCTCAGTTAGTGCTTCTAATGAAGCTGATGATTCTATAGATTCTTCAAGTATCACAGTTAAGCCTATGACAAGGCTTATATACGGAGTAAATAACTATGGTGTATCAGTATCTTTAACTAAAGGTAACGATCAACAGTTTTCAAATGATGTACCTACACCTGTAAATGGTGAGATTGTTGAAGTTGGTAATAATAGTATTGATGGTAATTTCGTAGTTATCAGAACGAATAGTAAATCTAATTACAACGAAAAAGGTGACTTAGTTAAAATCTCTAATTTAGCTAGTACAGATGTTGAAGTAGGAGATGTGGTAGAGCCAGGAGAGCAGATAGGGTTACAAGGAGATGATACAGACCTTAACAGTGGAGAAAGGTCTACCACTGGTAGCATAGTTTCCCCAGGGCATCTCACTGTTCAAATATTCCAAGGTGATACTGGAGAAGTAGGTACTGATACTCAATACAGTCAT